TCCGTCAGCACCACGCACACATCGAGCTTGGGTCGCAGCGTGTCGGCATGTCGGATGCCCACACCCATGTCCGTTCCGCCGCCCCCCTTAAGCATTACCTCACGTACATTCTTGATCTTCTTGACACCATGTACGGCACAATCGACTTCGATGTCAATGACTTCACCGCCCATTTCTTTCAGTATCCCGCGAGTCTCTGCGATTCCCTTTGCAATGTCCTTGTCGTTCATGCTTCCGCTCGTATCTCGAATCACACCAATACGCGGAAAGAAATCCTTCATTGTGGGCATAATGGTCTCACTGAGCCCTTGCCTGCGATGCGGTCGTTTGAACGAATACTCGCGCTTACCGGCGCATTCGTTGATGTTGCGGTGCGTAGCGTTGCGTAGCTCACGGCGCCATGGTACTTTGGGGTGCAAGTAGTCGTTGGCCCAGCGGTCAAGCCCGGCAGGTACGTTGCCTCGTGTCTTTGCTGCCGCTTCGATCTTCTTGGCAACGTCGCGAATAATCAACTCGCGCTCAGCTGCGGAGATACCCTCAAGTCCCGAGCCCTCGCCCTCATCATCGCCCTCATCATCGCCCTCGCCTGAGCCCTTACCTCCGCCCTTCTCGTGTTCACCGGGGTTGCCGGCGCAGCTACCACACTTACCCCCACCTACGTCATAGCTGGGACCTTCTTTGCCGACGTTCTTGGGTAGTTTGTCCCAATACTCTTCGGCAAGCAAGCTGTCGGGCAGTCCATAATTCTTGGGAAACTGGCCATTCGCCGGTAACTTAAAGCCCAGCGTCTGAAGTCCTGGGTTTATCTCAAGATCGCCACAAATGTTAAATCTCGTGGCAGTTTCGCGGCATTCCTTGCACGTCGATTGAAAAGGCGTGCAGTGAATGAACGCGGCCGCGCGCCCGTTATCCAAGTGGTTGCGCAGTATGTGGTTGATCTCATGGAACAACACGCCCAGCACTTCGGGCTCGCTCCACTTGGCATCGATGTCGGGATCGTACAGCAAATGCCAGTGGCGATCAACGCCCATCGTGCCCATCCCCGGCACTTCTTGGGGCCGCAGTGCCCACAAGAGCGAGCCGACGTAGTCGTACTCACTTGCAAGGAACATGCGTGCAGTCTGTATGCTTTTGGGTATTGCCATTAGGGCTTCTCCTTTGCGATGAGTTCGTTAAATAGCACCAGTGTACGCATTGTGCCAAAGTTGTCGTGCTGAGTGGTATCTGATGTACTGGCTATCCATGCCTTAATGCACTTGGTGTGCGCTGATATGCCCTGATACCAAGCAAGATTCTCGTATGGACTGTTGTTGTGCAACAGGTGCACACCTGGTCCCTTGCCTACGGGATCATGGCAAATGAGACATGATACGCTATGTGCAGCATCCATACCAGCCATATTACATCATTAGATACGCAATTGCAATAATCTCAAACACAACACCACACATTGCCACCAAACAACTGTACACGGTTTCAAACCACGTTCTTGGTGCATTCTTTTCGCGCATACACAATATATACAACGCTGTTAGCCATAAAATCATAAGTTACCTCCATGCGTGGCCCTCTCGGGAAGGCCACGTCGTGGAAGGGACTCAGTCGAGACTCACCAATACACGTGCCAGTATTACATATAGGATTATAACGCCAACTGCTGGCCCCGTAAAAGCGTAGATTGCGAATACAGTCACCGCGAAAATTGCTTCCATGTTTCCTCCTTATCTGTTCATTGACTTGCGGAGGTTACGTTGTGCCTCAAGAATCGGGAGGTACGGTTCTGTGAGTTCGGGGTAAAGTGGCAAGTTATGACCTCCCCGCGCGAGCGCAAGATTGCGAGCTGCTGCCGCTGCAAGGTCCGTTGCATTGTCTTTTGCGGCAATAGCCAGGACTTCCCAGCCGGCTTTCCAGGTTTCAGGAGTAAGCTCACGTACAGCTGCGGATACCACACTGTTAAGGACGGCGAAGGTTTTGTCTGGCCGATCATGATATACCTTGAACTTTCCTGGCTTCTTGAGCAGCTCATACGGATCAGGCAAGTCAAGCGCCTTAATCCATGTAATGAACTCTTGTGCCGTGCCCGTGCCAACGCTACCCGCAAGTAACAGTAGCTTCATATCCCAGCCTTGCCCTGTGGCTTCACACGCCGCAAGACACGGAATGGCGAGCGAGTACCACGAACGCAGCGAAGGCCACGGTCCCGACCGCTTGTCTTCGTCCTTGGGCAGTTGCTGCATATGCTGAGGCATGCGCTTGAAGAATGACGCAACGAGCGCTGCTTGTCCTGATAGATGCGACCGCCAGTCTTTGGGCAACCTGGGAAACGTCGGCTCGGCCCAGCCTCCGAGAAAGCCTTCGATGACACTGTTCGTGTCAACGGCCCAGTCGAGCCATACGACACGATTCGCCATCGGAGGCGGTATGGGCTGCCCACCCACGGCCTGTTCGGGTGGGTTACATGCGAGCACAATTGCAACGTCGTCGCTGAGTTGCTCCTCGCCGATCATGCGTGAGTCGAGCGGCCGGAGACATGCGGCCATCATCATGGCGGGCGCGCACGTGATCTCGTCAATGAAGATCGTGCCCTTGCCGGCCTTGAGGATCGGGTTAAGCCATCCACCCACTATCGCCAGACGGATTGTTGTGTGGTCGTTCGCGTCCGTGCGTGGCACGGGATAACCGCCGATGTCTTGTGGCTCGTGGACCACCGGAATGAACGTTGCGAGCGGCTCGTGCAGCGCGTCGACGATTGCGCCTATGGTCTTGGTCTTGCCCGTGCCGGGCTCCCCCTGGACCATTGCCGGTACCCGCGCCTGTATCAACAGGGCGAGTGCTTCGATTTGTTTGCTTGCCATGCGTGTGTTCCTCCTTGGTTATGGGTTAGTGTTTCATGCGTCAAAATAACTGAACATATAATGCCGAGGGAGCCGTTGAGGGATATCTGTCACCCACGAGTCCATGCATAATCCCATGCGTTTTGGCGCAGTGCGTGCAGACATAGCGTCCTACCCGGGCCTTGTGCGAACAAGTATCACATAGGTGCGCCGCAGTGACTGCTGGGATGCGGTTGTCGTGCGCTGTTGTTCGTAGACGCAACGGGCTAAAACACTCTAGGCAATAAATGGTTTCAGGAAACTTTGGAGAGTGCATCATTGGAGTCTCGTGAGATGGCCCACAGCGTAACCATCAACCATGCCTCGGTCGAACTCGTCCGCTTCGGCGTCGCTCATCTTGCGCTTATAGTGCGCTGTAAGCTTGCCCAGCGAGTAGCCGATGTTGAATACGTACGATGGGTCCCGGGCCGCACCGGGATCGTGGACCTGCGCATGCGCGCGCCGTAAGAAATCTTTGAAGTTAAGCTTGCTCATCGGATACCCCACAGTTTCGGATGCCGTTGAAGCATTCGAATTATTTTTTCATCTATACGTCTCCGCGACTCTTTGGCCCACTCCGCAACACGATTGCGAAGCTCGCCTTCGGCTGGGTAGCCGCACTCCCGCCATTCGTTCAAGATACGTTCGCCTTCCGCGTTCCAAGATAGTGGCTTGCTCATATGCCGCATGCCTCCGTGAACTTATTTCGGTCGAAATTTTCATAGTCGCGCCCGAGCAGATTGCACAAGTGTCGCACCAGCTCGCGTTCTTCGTCGAGGGACTCACGTGCAAGTTGTTTCATCGTGGTCTCTTGCCGTATGATGTGCGCGAGTAGTGTGTAGTGTTTGCGACTCATCGCATTAACTCCGCCATTGTGTACGCTGCGATGAACTCGGGTGAATCCACGTCACGATAGAGTGAAATCAGCTTCTCGTCGCTCGAAATGTTAGGCGACGTGAGAATCGCCTCAAGCTGGTGATGTATGAAAAAGCTTGACACGTTGCGTCCGTATTGGCCCCAGCCGGGCCGTCTATAGCCTGTCACAAAGCTCTGGATATTCTTCATGCCCGTGAAGTCCAGCCACTTGTTAGTAAGCACGTAGATTGTTGACCTTGAGTCGTACTGCATTACCACATAGTCCTTGGGGATTGTGTTGCGGCTTTGCCGCGCGAGGCACACGTGACTGCGCTGATGTGTTCGCATGCCACCTGGGCGTATCATGCGCGCGCAGTGTGGACATGCGACATGCGGATATGAGATACGTGGTTTGCGCTTTAGTGTCTTCCGTGGTGGGCAAAAGTCAATCGCCGACGGTGCTTCGTTATTTTGTTCCGCCATTCGGTCCTCCAAGGCGCACTAACGTCCATAGGGCTTGAAATTGTGGGTTATTCTCGGGCAAGGTACAGCACATCTCGAACTCTTGCTCGGTAATTTGCGGAGAGTAATATAGGTCTACGATGGATTGACGCAGATAGTGACGTGACCAGATACGCGCTGGATGTCCCCAGCCGCCCCGTGAATGCCCCGTGACGGCAGTCATAACATGAGGTCCCTTTATGGCAGATAGCCATTGCTTACGGCGAACCGTTTGGTCGAAGTAGAATGTGTCAGTCCAACCCTGGGCTACATATCTGAGATGCAGACCATGGACCCGACAGCCCTGTGTGTGTAGGTGGCGACGCAGCGAGGGCTGTCGCAGCTCCATCTCGCAGTTAGGGCAGTGTGTTGTTGGTTTTGCCTTTACATCTTTGGCCATGTGTATATCCAATCGGTTGCTCGTTTCTGTCCCTTGAGTTCGTGCCATATCTCGTGGGTCTGGACGCACCCCTCACACAACCACGAACCTACCACGTGATGTGCATCTAAAACACAACACTCATCCTGCAAGCATTGTGCCACAACATACATCACCTCGTGGCAGTCGCGGCAAAGACGCAGCAACAGCGCATTACCTAGGTGCTCAGGGCGATTTGGTGTAAACACCATTGTCATCACACGTGTACTTACCTAGTAACTCATACCACTTCACTGCGTCGCGCCTCACGCCACTGTGTTTCAACCACCACACGAAGTCACACAACGCGGCAAATTTAATGGGTGGTTCGGGTATTCCGATAAGTGATTTCATAGGGTCTTTGGACCTAGGCGCGTGAGTTCGTGCATTACCTCGTGCGCCGGGAAACATCTCTTGCAAACGAAAATGTTTTTGCTGTCATTGGAAGGGCGAAACCTCAAACGCACCTTTGGCCAACACTCAAAACAGCGCTTCGTGGGCTTCTTGCCCTTACATTCGACGCAGCGTCGTCGTCGCATATGTTTCCTCGCCTGATGTCTTGGCATATACGCCTTCGTCGTCACACATAAGCCATGCGATGTATGTGTCGGTCCAGCGCTTGTCCTCGGGCTTGGCACGGGTGATATGGTCTATGGCCTCGCGTAGCGTCATCTTGGACCCATAGATGTGATACCCGCTCGGCACAATCACGCGTCGCTCTCCACTTCCACGAGCCCTGTAGGCAAGACCTTACGAAGCATGGTCACTACGAGCGTGCGAAACTTCTCTATGCTCTCGCTGTTACGCACAATCTCGGACTTGAAACTAATACGAACGGTTATGCTTTGCATCGAATTCTCCCTTGCTCATGAATTTTCGCACATTACGTAGCGAAACACGAGTGCGCCGCGCCTTAAGACACGCGAACACCAGCATCATCGCGACCCATGCGCCGAGTCCATAACCCACGATACCAAGCAATGCACTAAATATTGCCATTGGTCCCCCTAGTTTTTGACCCAAGGTTTCGGTGAGGGAACTTGAAAACCCCAAACCCGATCATCGGGCGATTTTGCCGCAAGATACGCGGCTTTGCGGCCATATTTCGATGAGCCGCTTGGGGCTTCGTTGTACTTCGCACGTCGTGTTTGCTTTTTTCGCTTTGCCATCACGCTACCTCCCTGTGCAATCTCGTTATGTGACAACGCTCACACTGTTCGTATTCGCTTTGCTCGCCTGTCTTGAACCGATGCCACAAATGCCCAAGCTTCAAACAAAATGCGTTCATGCTCATACCTCCATTGCCCATGAGTATTGGTCGCAAGGCCACAGACCGACTACAAGTGACTGGGACGAGCCCTGTGTTAGTGTTCACGAGTCGTGTGGTATGACCTTGTGATCAATACTCATGAGATGCCTAATTCTCTTTCCTTACGCCAGTGAAGGCTTTCGTGCATCACCAGTTTAACCTTATCTTCGTCACTAAGTGTCGGATGCTCCGCAAAGAACTTAGTGAGATGCTTTTCGAGATATTCCAGTATGTCCACCAATCATCTCCAGTCACGCCCCTCGTAGGAAGGGCGTGCATTGGAAGGGACTAGAAGCGGGCAACTTCGACAGGCTTCTTGGTAGAGAACTCGTCTTTGTGCTCCGTGAGGAACGTTTTGATCTCGTCACTGTGCTCCAGCAACCTGGTCATCTGCTCTGGGTACAGGGTCGTGGGGAACCGTCCGAGCCCGTAGACGCTCAGCGCGCCCTTCTCAGAGACCTTGAGGCGGACTTTCGGCGTTCCCTTGGCCCGGAGCTGCGCGTTCAGGGCTTCCAATTCGGCCACTCGTTTCGCAAGGATTTCTTCTGTATTCATAAAACCTCCCGTGTGTGATGTGTCCGGCGTAATTCCGGCTTAGGTTCTCAATTCGCTACGTAGTTTGCGAATCTCTGCCTCGTTTGCCACTATTTGGGCCTGAAGTGCGTCGCGCTGTGGTGCGCCGCGCGGCTTGCGTGGCTTGGCCTGACGTGATAGGTAAGGCGCGTCCCAAGGTGAAGGCATAGAGAGTGCTATGGCCAGGCGCCTCGTTGCCGCGAGCTGCGCGTCACACCCATGCTGCGTTACGACGTAGTCGCCCTCGTCGCAATCACAACGCCATGTTTCATTGCAGTGCTCGCAGAGATGGTTATGGTCCAGGCCCTTCCATGGGCCTTTAGGTGCGTCTCCAAGCGATGCTTGTATCTCGCGTGCCTTGAGCGCTTGGCGTAGGAATAGGATTTCCATCTCGCGCTCTCTGGCCTTGTGCCTTAGAGCGGCCTTAAGGCGCTTGATCTCCTGGGCATTGGCGTCGATTTGGTTGTGTGGGTTTGTGTTCATGCAGCGCCGATAAAGCGACTTTTGTGCCAGTGCACTTTTGAGAACTTTATGGTGCGCTAGGGAGTTTGCGACCGCGCGGCACGCTTCTTGCTGTTGTCACAAACGTGGCAAACGGTGGCAAAGTGTGGCAAAATGCGTGCAAGTGCGGCAAAGTGCGTTCGATTCCGTTGGCACGCCGATTGCGACGCCCATACGCGCACACATACTCGCGCACGTGCGCGAGCGCGTACCCGCGCGTCGCAAATGCCGTGCCATTGGAGGAATTTGGTGCGATTGTTGCCACGAGCGACTGGCACAAATCTTGCATGCGCCGGCGACGCCGGGCGCTCACACCCTACCCTAGGGGGTACCCCGGGGCGATGCGCCCCCCGGGATAAACCACATAGAAAATTGCGTACTTAGGTTCACACAGTGAACATTCTCGCACCACCTACCACATACCACAAATGCACCCCACACCACAACGCCACAAATGCCGTGCGAACATTCTGCGCGCCGTACACCGCACCACGCGTTTTTGGGCCCGCCGGCGCACCACCTATGAACATTTCGGCCGCCGCAGACGGCGGGAAGTTCTGGGAACTTGAAAGCACTTCTTCACCCTGTCCGCACTTTTCCCTAACGAATTCGCGACGTTACACGGGTCGTTCGTGGCGGGCTTGTCCATTCTCGCCCAAATATCCCCGCCTTTTCACATAGTTACACAAATCGCGGACACCTCAAATTTTAGCCCTATAAGAGAGTGATGTCCGTAAAAATTTGCGGACATGCGGACATGGGGCGTCGGTCGGGGAAACCGACTCACCTGTCGGGCGGCGGCCATTAGGGCCGCACGCCCTCGGGTGAAGCAGTGCACGTTACGGACAGCCCCGAGCCCCGAGGATGGGGCCGAGGGCCATACCACCAGAGACCCATTGACATGCCACGCCGCGCATGCTATTCTGGCCGTATGGGTAGGATACGTCGACCGCCACGGCCGCAGGCGCCGCTCGTACCACATACGCAAGCGACGCCCTATTCTATGGACGCGCGGACGTACGAACGCGAGGAGTTGGGGGAACAAGAACTTGAAATCCTTCGTCGCCTTCTCGAACGACAAGAACCTAAGAGCATATGTGTCGACATGGGGCTTGCGCGGCAGACTCTGGATGCACTGTCCCTTCAACCCAGGTTTCAGCGTGAGTACGAACTTCAGGCGAAGATTGCCGATCGAAGCATTCGAGTACGCATGGAACGCCTCGCAGGTGAGGCTCTTGACGTTGTCCGAGACGTTATGCGTACTGCGGTATCTCCCGGTAACCGCCTTCGAGCTGCGGTGGAGATACTTGATCGAAGCGGCTACGTCAAAATTGAGAAGCGACTCACGGTTACCGCCGATGCTGAATCGATCATTCGCGAACTCAATCGTCTGGGAGCCACCGACGCTGTGCCGTCTGACCCAGTGACCGTACCACATGCCACACAAGTCGTACCTACTAATGAAGGGGGAGAAACATTTGAAGACGCGGAATTTGAGGAAATCGGCGCGGCCGTCGCCAACGCCGTCGCCGAAGGGCGACTCGATCAAGACGCTTAAGAAACCTCGCCGCAAGGCGCGGGTGCCCCGGGCGCTGCCGCCCGTCGATCTGGACGCACAGGAGTGGCGCTGCATTCTCACGATCCATCGGGCCAACGAACTGACCGACCAGCAACGCTACGTTATCGTCAATTGGCTGCGGGCCAAGATCAATGAACTCGGGACCGATGAGTTCGGCCGCAACCTCGCACCGACATATCGCGCACGGACCCTGGTGTAATGGCCACACTGACCAAAGACCAAGAGATCGCCCGCACGATGAAGCGGTGGTACAGTGACCCGTGGGCCGCCATACGCGAGGGCAAAATCTTTACGCTTGACCAGACGGACGCGCGGACGCCGGTAAAACAGTTTCCCCCGAAACAACACCTCGAACAGATCACGCGGATATGGGAAGCAAACCCCATGTTGCTTGTACCCAAGAGTCGGCGCATGATGCTTTCGTGGTTGATGTGCTACCTGCATTTGTGGTATGCTATGTTTCACCCAGGACGTGCGATCTTTATCGTCAGCGACAAGGAGCAAAAGAGTGATGGTCTGGTCCGTATGTGTGAATTCATGTACACGAATATCCCAGACGGGACAATTCTTAAACCGATCATGCGCTCAAAATATTGCGCGCTGGAGTTTCCCGGACTGGATTCCTACATCATGGGCCTTCCAAGCGGGGCCGCTCAGCTTCGACAGTACACCGCTTCTGCGCTACTTTTTGATGAATTTGCATTTTGGGGTGACGCCATGGAAACGCTTGGTGCTGCTCGGCCCACTATCGAAGGTGGGGGGCGTCTCACCATCGTCTCTTCAGCACAAGATGGTCCATATAAAAAACTCGTGTTCGATGAAACCCTGGCTTAACATAGCGGAGGAATAATGTTTGACGAAGGACAGCATCATCCCAAGTGGTCGTTTGTACGCGGGTGGAACGAGCGGCGTTGCACATGCGCCGCCTGCTTACCGGCGTTGCAGTTCCGACAGCAGCCTACCATGGCGCCATACCTGCCGGTAATGCAGCCACAGCCAGCGCCCTCCCCCTATTTTTATGGTGACATAGTCCGAACCACCAGCGGCACCACCAATGTCAAGTAACGTCTCGCCACTCGCGGCCGTACTACTGGGCAACCCGGGCGGCATCGCATACGTCCCGGACCTACCCCAGGGCGCCGTCGTCACCAACACCACGCGCGGCATATGGGAGTGGACCAATGTACAAAACGGCTTTCACGTCGCGCTCGTTCATTTTTCAAGCGACCCTTCCAAGGACAGTGACGCATTCGTCACGGAAGCACGCAAAGGAACTTCGGTCGCTAACTACGAACGCGAGTACAATATTCGCTGGCAAAGTTTTCGAGGCAAGCCGGTTTTCTCGGAAGACTTCAAGCGTAATTTCCACGTTTCTACCGCGCCACTCGTGGCCCAGTCACAACTACCTATTATTCGTGGATGGGACTTCGGTCTATATCCCGCATGTGTGTTTACCCAATTATGGCCGGGGATGCGATTGGTGGTGCTCCGAGAGATATGCGAATCGGGCATGGGTCTCGAACGGTTTCTCGAAGAGGTTGCTGCGAAATCCATTGAGTGGTTTCCGGGGTCGCGCAAGTACTACGAAGTAGTAGACCCCGCAGGTTTCGCCCGCTCGGCGAACGACGAACGTACCGCCGTGTCGATGCTCGCGAACACGTCGACATACCGCATGAACGTCACTCCCGGGGTGCAGGTTCCGGCGGAGCGTCTCAAGGCCGTACGCAAATTCCTGAGTCGCGTGGTGCGCGGCGAGCCCGCGATGCTGATCGACCCATCGTGCCCCATGGTCATCGGTGGCATGGACGGCGGCTACCACTATTCCTATAATGTATCTGGACAACTCAGAGAAAAGCCCGAGAAAAACATCTACTCACATCCGGCCGACGCCCTACAGTATGTGGCCACGCGAGTCCTGGAAATGGACCTGAGTGGTACTGCGGTGCCCGAAATCAAATCTCCCAGTTATGGTTTCAGAAATGCTAACTCAATAAAGGAACACACCCAACATGGCACAAAATAGTTCTACCTATACCGGCGTACAACTCGCCCAAGACGAGGTAAAAGAAGGTGCAAAGCAAAAGACCAAAACCGCCGTGGTGGACGATGAGACCGCTCTCGCCTTTTTCACGCATGTCTACACGGCCGCTGATGAGGCGCGGCGGCCTCGTGAGGCCGTCTGGAAGCAGTCTTGGGATTTGTACAACGGTCAGTACGACTGGAGCGGCAAAGCGAACTGGCAATCAAAGGTCAACATCTCACTGGTACGGCAAGCCGTCGACCGCGCAGCAGCGACCTTTCGTCGCGCGCTCGTTCGCATGCGTAACTTTTTTGGGGTCGAAGCGGAATCCCGGGTTGGTTATCAGCAGGGTTTGTTCACGCGTTCCCTTTTGGATTACTGGCTCGACCGCGCCGGATTTGTGCGAGAGTTCACTTCGGCACTTAAGGTGGGTCTCATCACTTCAACGATCATAATGAAAGTGTGGTGGGAGTACTGTTGGGTCAACGACTTGACCGTCGAAATGCAAGAGAGTAAAGTTCCTACAGAGTCGTTCGG